CGTAAGAGCATTCTTGGGACCAGGTCCTCGGCTTCTTTTGCTTTTCTTTCGCGAAGATTTCGACGCCTTCTTCTTTGGCGGAGTCTTCTTTTTGACGATCGTCGTAACGACCTTTGTTGATTTTGGTTTGGGCATTGTAAAATGTTGGAAGTCTGGGACACATGTTCCAACAACACCGACTATTCATCATCCAAACATAGACCGCCGTGTAGTCTGTAGGCATTCCGAGACAGCATATCTCTTAGCACGCAAATCAGCGTTTTGGCAGGTTTAATGGATGACCCCAATGCCTAGCTGGGCAGCCAGGTCTTTTTGTCAGGGGGAGGAAGGAGATCCTCAACCCACAAGATCAGTTTGTTTCCTAGAAGGAGCTCATCATCTGTGAGGGACCCGGGGAGGGTATCTGAGATGGGAGTGTTCAAGTTAGTAAAATGAAACTTATTGAACTCCTTAAGTAAGCTACGTGACGGGAGTCTATATTCACTCGTCGGGTCTAAGCTAATTTCCTGAACAGCTGATAGTGGTCCCATGGTCTTAGCAGTGGGTTGGACGTACCGTTTCCAACCGACCTGGCTTTGATTAATGGACAACATCATCCTGGGGAACCCATGCCTTCGAATTACAGAGGCAAGTGGTGTGGTATCCGTAAGGAGTGCTGAAAAGTACTTTTTAGGGTAGATACCCTCAGAGAGGCTCTCGTTCGTCCTCTTCAGGAGAAACGTAGCGAACTGGCGCTGGAACTTTGTTATATAGATCGTGTTCTTTATCTCTTCGTAAACTGGGAAACCCAAACCACCGTATTGTATAGGGAGAAACATATTATATTTCCCTCTATCGGTAGCTTGGTTTAATTGTTCCTTGTTGTAATGAAGGAACCGGAGATGAGCTTGTAATCTGTTGATAGAACATCCAACAGACGCCTCGTAAAGTTCAACGAGGGAAAGCTTACGACGTGGATCCGCCAATCGCCCTTTAGATTGAGCGATCAGTAGACCTACGTTAAAATACTCCAGTTTAAGGAACTCCTCTTGATCCGGGCGTGTCCTAAACTCATAAAGTTCTGAATTAATAGTCAGATAACTAGGATGAGTATAGTTCTTGCCTAAAGAGAGAGTAAAACCAACTTCAGAAATTACTTCTTTCCAAATCTTATAATGATCGACATTCGACCGAAATAATATGTCGTCACCATTGATGAGGACTGGAAGTAATCTATGCGGACAATGTACACCGATAAAACGGTTTATTGAAGTCCAATAGCATATGAAGTTAATAGCACACAAAAAAGGGAAACTTATGGGCGAACCCATTAGTTGACCGTTTCGTTGAAGAACGCTTATCGCGCCTCCATCAAGTATGCTGTAAGGTATTTTATTCTCAATACAGATCTGTTCGAGGAGACCCTGTTTATCATTGTAGACAAGGTCATGTGGCTCGAGTAGACGGCGACATAGATATAGATATTCCGAAAGGACATCCATATCTTGATTAAACTCTGTTCTGCAAATATTCTTCAGTTGAATTGACAGTGTGTCAAATGTCTGGAGAGTATATTCAATCTTTAGATTGTCTGTAGCAGCTGAGTAGTCACCGGAAACAAAAAAGTCTGTAGGACAGTCCTTATAAGGAGTATGCCATGACTTTTGATTCTTTCTTCTCTCTTCAATGTAACGTTGTAAGTGAGACTCTCTATCTATCATGCCTGAAAGAATTTCAGGTGAGAGAGATTCACCAATGACGGTAAACTGAGGAAAGTTTCGAAGCCATTTCCAAGCAGCTTTTTGGAAAGGTTTTGCCATATAATAAGGTAAACCCTCTCCGGCAGAGATTGTTCGAACTTTTAATGGTTCTGCAAGCGGGACAATTTGACACTGGATCGGTTCATTGAGGAATTTTGTATCCTCATATACCCTTTTCAATAATTGTCGTTTGTCGCTATAACTCAGGCGAATTCCCCGTAGCTCCTTAAGACCGATATCCGTTTCGTGAATACTATGTAATTCATCGAAATAGGAGATGGTGCTAAGAGCGGCCGAATATAGAGAAGACCTAACGTGGTAGGTACTTAGATCTTGGAAACTTGGAAGCGAGTCGACGAATTGGAAATCGTCGTCGTCAGCTATATAAGGATCAGGATCATCTTTAATTGTATCGGCCTTTGGGTAATCATCCGGGTCTGGACGTGAAGGGAACTCTAGTGACTCTCTTACAACGGTGTCCTGACCACCTTCTAAGCGCGTATAAGTATACGCAGCGTTCTTAGAGGGCTCAGTCCAACGTAAGATATCTTGTGACGTTAGTTTAATACCACGCCATAACTTTGTTGAGAGTATGGAGAATTGTCCCGAGAGGTATTCTTCATCAACCGAGGATGAGGGAGTCGTTAATGTGAGCAAATGTTTTTCCTTAGATTTCTCTATGAACTCTTTGGGAATAATATTACAAGCTCGCTTAACGCCCTGCAAAAGCCCAAAAAAGAAACGGGCAGCCTTATGATCTCTTCTGGATATTAAGCGTGCGCGGATTATTTTCGCAATCGCACCACGGAAAAGATTATGAGACTCAATTGATGAGGGTTTCTCAGGCAACACGTCTTGTTGCAGGAACTTAGCGATCGGGTATGCGGTGATGTACTTCGCATTCCTAACAAAATCGCCCACTTTCCACCTGGCAGCATCACAGTAAGCGTCAAGTGCAACTTTAGCAGGTATATCGGCTAAGCACTTAACGCTAAAACTGTCTAGAATCAATTCTAGATATGCCAAAACGAGGTAGATAGCAGACGATGCGCTATCTAGTGGCACGCGGAGCAAAGCGCGCCCGGGAACATAGTTGTGGTTCTTTTCTACCACGAACTCATCTGCGTGTTCCCCAAACTGTGCAAACCATTCTTCCCGTTCTTGTTTATTTAGCTTCCGCTTGCGGTCGGGAGCGTAAAAGAACTTTTGGAAAAAAGGAGAGCAATGCCCAGGTTTGACTAACTGCACTTCAATGGAAGTCGGTCTCAGGATGCTGTGAATATATTCAGTATCTAGATTCGAATCCAATATAAGAAATGCGTTGTCCTTGAACCTCCCGCCTCGGGGGGTAACCAGGCCCTTCTTCATGATATCTAATAGCCAAACTACGTCGTGTAGTGTGGTGATGTTATGAGGGAGACACGGTATCGGGAGTCGTCCGGCTAGCAAATCAGCTAGTGCGGAGACACTCTTGGTCTCGTTCTCATCGATTTCGGAAATATTATTTTTCGTCATTGAAGGGAGAAAATTCTGTAAAAACGATTACAGCTTTCACAAACAGTAAGAAATTAT